GCCATTTCCACCTTTGTGAGCGTGATCTCTAACATCTCCACATGGTGTAGGTCCTTGTCCTGGAATACCTGCCGGGAAGAAATTGATACAACCATTTGCTTCATAACAACCACAACTTCTATTACCTGTCCAACAAGCAGTGTATGGACCGCCTTGTGTTGGGTTACGTGTTGCCATGTTCATTGCGTGAGAGGCGTGCATCCATCCACCCATGCCTGACCAATCTGATCTGCCTGATGATTCATCCAGTGTGTAGTGTACTTCACCACCACAAGTTGATATCATTCCTGGTGGAATTTTAATTACTGGAACTTGTCTACAGTTACAGTTAGGTTGACAACCTCTGAAATAGTGACAACTGAATCCGCCATAGCAGTTTGTGTCTCCACCATAAGCAAAAGAACAATATTGAGGAGCGGCATCGGAATCAACGAAATTACAAATAATACCGCAATATGCTTCGCCACCTTGTGTGTGACAAAATCCGCCTGATACGAAACAGCAGTACAATGAGTTACCTGTAGAACAATATGATCTACCACCCATTCCACCCATGCTACATATACAGCCATCTGCACCGCCATTACCAAACCAACAAACTTGAGTTGGCTCTGAACAACCTCTGAAACATAAATCATCTGCATTACCGCAGGCTTGACCTACAACTCCGCATATGAAACAACCTTGTGCCATAGTGATTGTTTTCTTCGCATAACCACCTGGGTTACCTGGAATACCTCCACCGCAACAGCACATTTCAGCACCTGAACCTGCCGCACCCCACATTTCAATTACTGCTGTTCCATCTGATGGTGCTACGAAACACACGTGACATCTAAATGTCATGCCTCTGCTTGTAGAAGAGTAGTAAGTGTATATACGTCCTTGTTCTAAATTTTGTTCGTTACCTGTTACAAAATCATATTTAGATTGTAGTAGTGTGGTTAAACTTGCCATAATAAATTAACTTACGAACTTAATTCGCACTCCTCCGTGTCCACCTCTGATTGCGTGATCTCTAACACCTGGACATGGGTTAGGTCCTCTTCCACCTGTACCGATAGGCATAACTGGGTTACATCCGTCTTCATTATAACATCCACAAGCCTTGCTGGCTCCCCAACAAGTTGCAAATGGAGTTCCTCCTGTTGGCCATCTACCAGCACCCAACGTTGCTAACGCTTGGTGATGTCCTGATCCAGACCATTGAGCAAAATCATTATCATTTTCTGTAGTGTATACAATCATGTTTCCTTCTTTAGCGAACATACCTGCTGGTGTTGGAATGTGTCCAATAAACAAACATATACAAGAAGGATAACAACCAAATGCTGATACACAAGAAGGTCTTCCGCAACAGTTAACATCTCCACCATAACTAATGGCACACCATGCACCGTTACACTGATTACAAACAATACCACAATTTTCGTTAAATGTTTTTGTTACACAGAAACCGTTTGCTCTAAAACAACAATAGTAAGATGGATCTGTAGAACAAATGGTCATTCCACCTTTACCACCTCTAGCACAAGCACAAATACATTGTCCGCCTACGCAATAAATCATTTGAGAAGAATCTGAACAGCCTCTGAAACATAAATCGTCTGCATTACCACAACTGAATCCTGGGTAACCGCAAATATAATCTCCTGGAGCCATTGAAATTGTTTTTCTGTAGTATGCTCCTGAATTTCCTGGAAGTCCGAAACCACAACAGCACATCTCTGCACCTGATCCGCCTGCTCCCCACATTTCTATGGTAGCAACTCCACTTACTTCAGGATGAAAACACCAACCACACCAAATTGATGTACCAAAAAAGGTACCAGGTGTATAAACGTAGATACGTCCTTTTTCAAGGTTCTGTTCTTCAACAGATACGAATTCGTTTGATTTTGTTCCTAATAATGATCTTAAACTAGCCATTGTCTCAATTTCTCCAAGTTATAAGTGTAGTATAAAAATAATAATTATACTGCACCAACTATCCAACCATAAGTTGGACCAGTGTAAATCATAGTCATGATTGCACCATTCAAGTCTAGCGTTAAATCTTCTGCCGATCCTTGAATTAATGAACCATTTCTAGCCACAGTAACCGCATTTGTTCCAAAACTTTGAGTTGCATCAATGATTTGAATTGTATCATTGATTAACAAAGAAGCATTTAGAGGCAATGTGATTGTGAAAGTGCCTGCGGCACTATCTGCTAGGATTCTATCATTTACAACTGCTTGGTAAGTTGTTGCCACTTGTTTAGTGACCACTCCAGCAGTTCCAGTTGTTGATATGTATCTACCCATTGTATGTTTCCTTTATTAGTACTATTTATATAATTTACCTTAAAATTATGCTGTACTTGTTTCAATACCGCTCACTACTGCACTTACGTTAGCACCACTTGAACGTGCTACCAATAATTGCCCTGCTGACAGTACTAAACCTGTTCTTTCTAAAACCCCATGACTCAAAATTTCTGTTTCATATTCCACATATTCTGAGTTATCTGGAGTCGCCGCGTCCGCCACCGCTAATCTAACTGTAACGGCTTGATTACCTCTGTTACAAAACGACACAGATGCCACTGTAAAAGTGTCAACTGGTGTTGTGTACACAGTTGTATTGGTAGCGGCTGTAAGATCTGCTTTTCCTAATCTTCCTGAAGCCATCGTTTTTCTCCTTTAACTATGTATTAAGTAGTTCATCGCAATCGGTACACCTGACACACCTTTTGTAAAGTTTGTCACGCTTTGGAAATTGATTCCTACGTTGTTACTTGTACTTATCGTATTACCTGTAATTACCACTAATCCAGCAGTAATTAAGTTAACATTGAGCGAACTTGCACCGCCACCTATTTGTGATGCAATATAAGTTCTTATCGCTCTTTGCGTTGGTACAATTGCGTCTGAGTTAGCCGCCATTGTGCCATCAGTCGAGAATTCGTTAATAGAAGCACTTGTGCCTCCTAATGCTAAATCTCCCAACTGCAATTCTTGTAATCCTGAGATATTAAATGCATCTGCGTTCAATGATGCAATACCAGTTGCCTGTTCTACTGAGAACAAGTCACCAACTCTAAAGTTACCGTCTTGGTCTGTGGAAGTAAAGAACACTCTTCCTCCACCACCTTCAACAGTTTCATTTGCTGGAATTGGGTTTTGTCCTGGTAATCCTGGATAGTTAGTACTTGCAAAGTTACCTGTACCAATATCTAAGAAATCGTGTCCTGTTAATCGTACTTGAGAATATCTAATTCTCATTGTTAGAGACTCACCATGCTCTGGTGATTGTCCTGCAGATACATCTGGAGACACTTGCAATAATGCTGTGTATGGTGCTTGAGTTCCAAGCAATTGATTTACTGCAACTAATTTGTAGTAAGTTCCAGGTATATGACCAAACTCTATGTTTGATCCTGCTCTTGGTATATCTGTTAAGTTTTCTACTTTGATGTATTTTCCTGATTGATATTCATCTCTGAATCCACCAAAAGTTTCTGCCACTCCTGCACTTAGATATGTAGTGAAATTTGTAGAATCAATTGGTTGAGTCAATTGATAATCTTTGTAAATTTCAAAAGTGTCTGTAGTTAAAACTTTTGCGTAATAATATACACCAGTGTTTAATTCCACCATTCCTAATATTTGATCAAATTTAACTTTGTCTTTTGTGTTGAAATTGTGAGCACCATCTGTTGTAATCACTGCTGGTGAAGCCTTAGTGATTGCTAAAATATTTGCTTGAGCACCTATCTCAGTGATTGAAGCCTGAGCTGTTTTATAGTCTAACCCTCGTGAAACAAAAGTAGGTTGACCTAATACACCATCACCAATGTATGCTTGTATTGGAGCATCTGTTGTATTGTTAGGATCAACAAGTGTTACTGTTGGTGCCGATGTGTAAGAAGCACCACAATCTAATATTAATAATTTTGTAACTTGATCACCTACAACTACTGCTTTACCAACTGCTTGTCTAGGAGTTGTTGATCCATCATCTTGAGGAGCACCAATTACTACTCTTGGAGTAATTTCATATATTGTAGTTGAATCTAAAGTGTTCTCTACTGCAACGCCACCTAATGTGTCAAAGCCTGCTGAATCATCAGAGAATTTTTTAATTGTAGCAATTTTGCTTGAAGATGAATACGTGTCAATGTATCCGTACTGACCAGCGCCTTTACCTTCTGTGATGAACAATGCCATACCTACGTAAACACCGCTTGCCACTGAATCAGCCGCCGCCAATGTGATCTGAGTCGTTGTTCCAGTCTGTGCATTATTAGTAGATGTTACATAACCTTTTCCATATAAATTTGATTCAGGATTAGTTATTGTTTCTAACAATCTTAATTTGTAAACACCACCAGTGTTATAAGTTGCTGTTTGACCATTAACACCAAAACCATCGCCTGAGATAGTGATTGTAGCATTAGAATATTCTCTACCTGCATTTGAATAACCAAAAGCAAGTATTTGATTGCCATCAGTAAACACTGTATCCACAAGTGCATCTGTTGATCTGTTGTCTACAACACCAGTTACTGGAATTTCAGTTGCATCAACACCTTCTGCCACACAACCAAAGTCACCATAAGATGAGTTACCGTTTGTAGCACGGATTTTTCCACCGTTTTCTGCAAGATATCCAATGTGTCCGTAGTATGAGAACACAGATACAAGTTCTGCTCTGCCTAAGTTTGTAATCCAAGCACCGATACCATCTGATATTACCTGTGTAAAGTCGTTTGATACCATAGAGTCATTACCACCTGCGTGTAAGTCTCCGTCAATTTTTTGTCCTACAGCCCCTGTTCCAAAAGTTGTTACGTTTTGTATGTAAGGTGATCTACCGCCAACTCTACAAACAATTTCTTGTTGTACTGAATCTGCTAAAGCACTCACAAAAGTGTGTGGATATTGTTGTCCTCCTGGACTTGCACCAACATTGATTGTGATTGTTGTTGGAGTAACTGCATCAATCATGATCTCAGCACCCGCCGCTGGATCTGTTGTTCTTGGATAAGCAATTTGCGACACGTTGCCATCTGAATCACAAGTGAATGTTAAACTTGCAGTGGTTAATCTAATAGATTCACCTGGTTGACAGTTGTGTGTGCCAATTGTTAATACTGTAACACCTGTTGCTGGATCATATGTAGCATCAGTTGGTGTGTATGTTGCTGAGCCTGTTGTTGGATTAGCAATCCATACTTTGTAATCTTGTGTGCCCCAACCTGGATCAAGTGATACAAACGCTCCTGCTGAAGGACGTTTTGTACCATAACTGTTTGCTGATCCCAATGAGCCTGATAGTCCTTGTACTGTGCAGTTTCTTAAACCTGTGGCATTTCTCATATAGAACATATCAGAGGTTGTAGAACCGCTCACAGCATTCACGTACCATTTAGCCGCTTTGAGTGTTCGATAATTTCCTGTGTATTGTAAGTCATGAATAATTGCATCCACATAATCTCTAATGTCTGATTCGCACTGTGCTTGATCAAACACTAAACTTGGATTGTTTCTTTTCACATACTCAGCCGCTTCTTTGGCAATAAACTCTTTGTTTGCTAATAATCTTAAACGAGCATCTGTGTATCCTGCCGATGTGTTGGCAATGTTAGCACCAGTTAATGCTGGAGCGGCTCCGGATGCATTCACATAAAAATTAATGTATTTTTCAATGTTATCTGCTAGTGTTGCCGCATCTGTACCAGCCGCCGCTGAACCTGCCGGAAGGTCTACATTTTGTACAATAGTGTTTCCTGAAGTAATATCTGTTATTGTTACAGTTACATCTGCACCTAATTGAACGTTACCAGGAACACAAATTGTATTTGATGGAATAGTTAATGTATCTCCTATTGCATAATCTTGTCCTGGAGACGCAATTGTTAAACTTGTGAAGAATGAGAAAGTATTGGTTGTAAAGTTCACTGTACAGCCTGTGCCTGAACCATTTGATGTAGTTGCCGCCGCTGTGGCACTTACTGCTGAATTAACTATACCAGGAGTACTAAAAGTTCCTGATGGATCTGTTCCTATTACACCACCTGATGGAGTAACTGTTACAGCACTGTTTTGGATCACGTCTGAAATAATTGCTTCCATACGTTGAACTCCTTGTATGCTGTACTGTACATCACCTGAAGGAACCAAACTGCCTGCTGGTCTGATATTGGTTGATCTTAATTCGTCACCGACCACTGCTGTATTTTCAGGCACACTCATTGGAAGAATTTCGTAATAAGTTCCTGTTTTAACATTTAAAGTTTTTTGTGGTTTAACTTCTGCTGGAACACTGCTTACGTTTCCTGCTGTTATAGCCGCTGATGATATTGACATCAATGTGCCGATGTCAGTACCAACTGTTGATTCTGCATTGTAGTTAATATCAACATATTGAGCTATTGTGACTTGTTCTGCACTGTATCCAGTTGCATTTGCTATCACTTGTTGTGCAATATAAGCCGCTCTGTTGATTGCCGCTGTTGTTTCAGCAATTTGACCTGTGATGTATGAAGCACCTGCTGGAGTAAAGTAACTCAATGCCGCTAGTCTTGATTGAGCATTACCGCCGTGTTTTAAATCATTTGTTACAGCATCAATTAAAATGCCAACATCTCTTTTACACTTAACAGCATCATAAGTGAATGCGTTTGTGAAAGGTGTTATGTTATTTGTGATCTGTCTGTCAATCCAAGCAATTGTTTCTGCTTGAATGAATGCTTTGTTTCTTGTAAGCATATAAACACCTTGAGGATTTCTTGGTCCATTATCAATTTCTTTCAGTGCATATCTTACTGTTTTAAATGGTCTGTCTAATGTTACACCAGCATTAGGAGCCGGTAAATCAACACCGTTAGGACCTACATAGTAAACTTGATCAATTTGTCCCACATATCCCCATTCAGGTAATGTGCCTGCACCGTTAACAACAAGAGCTTGTCCTGCCGCGCCGATTGGTAATCTTACTGGTCCTGAAGCACCGTAAATTAAAATATCACCTTGAGCAGATAATACATCATTTTCTGGTCCGCCTGATAATAATTGCCAAACAGATGTGTCAACTCCTGCACCTGGTGAATAACCTGGTTCATTAATTGTTGCTGGGCCTACATTGTTTGAAGTGTGTGAAGTGATACAAACATAAGATGTATCTGTGTTGATTGCACCTCGTACAATGTCACCTTTATCATAATAAGTTGCATTTCCCCAAGTGCCTTTCCAGAATAAACCTTCGTTTAATTTGTCCCAATAAAGAACATTTGGTGGTCTGTTACCTGTTGTGTCTGCAATACAAATATATGTTAAGCCTCCAACTCTTACCACATCTCCTGTTCTGTAGGCAGTTACGTTGCTGTAATCACCTTTTAAACTGAAACCTGTTACGAATAAATCCCAATCAGAAGTTTGTGTTGATGGAACAGCATTTAAATTATTTGTAAGTGCAACATACTGATAACCTCCGTAGGTAACAATGTCACCTGGTTGGTATTGTACTACTGCACTCCATGAATCTTCAAATTCTAAACCTGGAATAAAGATATCCCAGTTGGCTTCGTCAGCCGCCAGTGAAGTTGTTCCTGTGTGAGCCGCTGTTGCAATCCATAAGTTTGCACCGTACTTAACAACATCATTCACTTTGTATCTAGTTGCTGTAACCCAAGTGCCTAAATATTCAATACCTTTGTGTAGGTACTGCCATTTTGCTTGATCTAATTCTAAACCATCAGTCGCTGTCGCGGCTGAAGTGTGTCCAGTGATACAAACATAAAGTTGTCCACCATATCTTACTGTGTCATTTGGTTTGTATCTTGTGTCAGTTGCCCAAGCATTTAACCAATTGAATCCTTTTGCAAACACTTCCCATTTTGCTAAATCTGTTTCTAATCCATCTGCCGCATCAGCCGCCGATGTGTGCTCTGTGGTACAAAGATAAACAGTTGCACCATATCTTACTAAATCATTTACTTTGTATCTTGTGCCAGTTGCCCAATCTGATTTATAATCAAAACCTTCAATGAATAAATCCCATTTTGCTATGTCACCTTCTAATCCGATATTAACATCTACGTTTGAGGTATGACCTGTGTTACAAATATAAATGTAACCACCATATTTTACAACATCATTTGGTTTATAAGTTGTGTTTACTTGCCAGTCGCCTTTCCATTCTTGACCATCTGACATCAACTGCCAATTAGCCGCTGTTAAGTCGTTTTGAAATTCTGATTGAGAAGTATGATTTTTAACACAAATGTATGTTCTACCACCGTATCTAACAACATCATCTACGGCATATTGAGCACCTGTGTACCAGGCACCTTTCCAAACAAATCGTATTCTACCTAATTTAAACTCAGCCATGGGTTAATATATCCTCTTGTTACAGTTATTTATCATTATGAGCCATATCCATTAGAACTGTCAATTGCACTAATTGGATCTCCCTCATTTAATTCGGTACTTGCTACACCGCCTGTAAAGTAATTCAAAGCCATCATATAGCCAGCAATACCTCCATTTAATTTTGCTACTCTATTAATCTCAATTGATCCTGTTTCTGGGAACGCTTCGTTGAATATTTCTCTATTTTGTACCTTAATTTGACCTGCTCTGAATCCCGAAACGTTCAAATTAGCACCACCGCCAGACACTCTTGAACCAATAAATGAAACAATTGCTTTTTGCGTTGGTACAACGTTATCTGAATTAGCCGCCATTGTAGGGTCAGTTGAAAATTCTCTAACAACAACTTCTGTTCCACCCAGTACAACTCCACCTAATTTTAATTCTGATAATCCTTGTAGGTTGAATAAGTCTGCGTTAAGTGTTACAATACCAGTTGCTTGTTCAACTTCAAATAGTTCACCAACTCTAAAGTTACCATCTTGGTCAGTTGAAGTGTAGAACACTCTACCTCCACCGTTGTTGGCCACTTCTCTATTTGGTTGTGCTTCGAAACCCTCTGTAAATCCTGCATTGGTGTAAAGTTCTGGATAATTTGTTGTGCCTAATCCACCAGTACCGATATCTAAGAAGTCATGACCTGTTAATCTAACTTGTGAGTATAGTTGTCTGATTGTGATATCAGTTTCATGATCAGGTGATTCGTTCTCTCTGATACTTGGTGATATTCTAAATTGTGCTGTTAAATTTGGAACTGTGCCAGAAATATTTGTAATCTGTGTTACTCTATAAATTTGATCATCTATTCCATCAATGTACAACAAGTCACCAGGTCCTGGTTCTCTTGATAAATTCTTAATCTGCATAACTTTACCTGTTTGATATTCATCAGCAAAACCATCTCCGTCTATAGTTGCACTTACATTGATAAATCCTGTACCTCTATTTGTAAATGTAGGTTGTGATAAAACACCACTTGCTATTCTTGCCTGCACTGCCACATCAATAGTATTAATATTATCTGTGATTGTAACTGTTGGTGCAGAAGCGTATCCTGAACCTGGATCAATAATTTGTACTTTAGAAACTTTACCTGCATTAGTAATTACTCTTGTTACTGGTGGTGCACCTTTTCTTAACACAGTAAGATCTGTTGACGTGGTTGATTTAATTGGAACAAAATATCCACCATTAGATCTTCCACCTACAATTGTTGAATAACTGCCGGTTAACACTGCTAATTCTTTCCAACTCACTGCATCATATGAATAAGCAACTTCGCCGTTTTGTGTAATTGCTACATATGTACCTTGCGAATAAGTTACTGAGTAAGGTCCTGCGTGTGGAGGAGCGTCTGATTCTGTCCATACTGTGACAGCACTTGTTGAACTTTGTGCCGCATTAGCATTTGAAACAAAAAATTTGTTTATTGAAGTTGAATCATCAAATGGTGAATCTTGAACTGAAGCAATAAATTTACCACCAGCGAAAGTTAATTCTTGTACTAGATATTTTATTCCACCAATGTCTGCCGCTAATTCCCAAGTTGTTCCACCATCAACAGATTCCCATGTTTGACCAAAATCATTTCCTATAATCACTAAACCATTACCTGCCGCAATCTTAGTAAACACTGGAGTTGATCCATCGTACGGTTCTAATTGTTGAGATGTCCAACTGTTTCCGTCGTCTACAGAAACATATACCATACCTGTTTCTGCAATGACTACCCAACTTTGATTTGTTTTTTCATACGCAACGCCTCTGAATATGTCTGCTCCGATAGAACCTGAAATGTCTGACCAATTAGCACCATCTTGAGATCTTGCAAGACCCCCTGCGGCACTGGTCGCCATAAAGTAGTTGGTACCTGCACTTATATTATTCCAAGTTTGTGTTGGTACACCGTTACAAGTAGTCCAGTTAATGCCATCTGTTGATCTTAAACCTCTACCGTTACCGAGTAAAACAGTTACATTGGAACTGCCTACTCTTTTACTTGCTCCTAGTAAATAATCTCCTGATAAAGGAATAGAAGCAGTTGCACTTGAATATGGTGGTTGACTGAATTGAATTCTTGGTTCGATAAAATATTTTGTTGAAGGATCTAGTTCAGTTGCAATTTTAAATCCACCTAAGAAATGTTGCCATCCTGGTGTGTTATCAAATTCTTTTTTGACTGTACAAACTTTTGTAACTTCGTCAAAAGAATCAATAATTGCATATTGTCCTCGACCAGTACCTTCCCAAATATAAATTCTTTGTCCCACAGTTTGTGCTGATGTGCCTTGGAACTGTTGATTCAATTGAATAGATGTTTCATCGCCTGTTATTGCAGGTCCTGATTTACTGGTGTAACCAGCACCACCTGCCGGAGTCGAATCTCCTGGTCCTAATATTCTAATTTTGTTTACAGCACTGTCTCTGGTGTTTTCGTACTCAATTGTACCCGCCGCACCTTCTCCTGAACCTGTTATTGTTATGGTTGCTGATGTGTAATCTTGTCCTGCGTGATCATAAGCGAATGCAAATATTTCGTTTTCATCATTGTATACAGCATCTACCTGTGCTTCTTGTGTTTGGTTATTAAATTGTGCTGTGATAGGAGTTTCTGAACCAGTAACACCTTCTGCAACTGATCCCCAATCTCCATATGAGTTGTTACCGTTGGTTGCTCTAACTTTTCCGCCACCAGTTGCTAGATAACCTATATGACAGTAGTATGTAAACACAGATACTAACTCTGATCTACCTTCTCCGTTAACCCAGAAACCAATACCTTGATCAATTACCTGTGTAAAGTCGTTGGCAACTATTGATTTGTATCCACCATTGTGTAAATCTCCATCCACTTTTAATCCAATACAACCTGTACCAAATGTTGTTACGTTTTGTACATAACAAGAACGTGTTGTTATCCAAGCAGAAGCATCTGTTATTCCTGTTCCTGGATTTAATGAAACAAAAGCACCTCCTGTAGGTCTTCTTGTGCCATACTCGTTGACTGGGCCCAGTGTGCCAGATAAACCACTCAAAGTCATATTTCTAATACCTGAACCATTGTTTACATGGAACATATCTTGATCTGCATATCCTGTTGCTGGTCTGATTTCTGTACTTCTTAATTCATCTCCAACCAATGCTGTATCTCTTGGCACTTTGATTGGCAATATTTCTCTGTATATTCCAGTTTTAATGAATATTGTGGCTGGTGATCTTTGCCCTAAATCTGAATTAACAAAATCACAAGCAAATTTCACAGTTCTAAATGGTGCTGATACTTGCACTCCACGATCATCTGCATCAACTCCATCTGGTGCAACATAATAAACTTTTGGAGTTACATCAAAATCTTCCCAGAAAGGTAAACCGTTTGAATTAACTTTTAATAATTGGCCCGAATCTCCAACAGCAATTCTTAATCTTGTAGAATCATCGTTTTGTGTTTTGATATCACCTGGATATTCCAAAACGTTCGGTGTGTGACCTTGTGCTAATAATACCCAATAAGGACCAACATTGTCTGATGCAAAGTCTAACGGTGGTTTAGCATCTGATGAATTTGCTTCGTGTTTAAGAATACATTTGTATAAAGTACCTGCTACGGTTACAACATCTCCTGGAAAATATGTTGAGTTGCCTGTTTGACCAGCAATATCAGTTTCTATCCAAGGACCTTTGAAAGCAATACCTGTTACTAGTAACTGCCAAGGAAAAGGTTCATCTGAACCTGGATCGTAAGAATCTCTAGTGTCAGGACCAACTTCAGAGTTGTCTCTAACTGCAATGTAAAGATCACCGCCTGCTCGTACAACATCTCCTGTTCTGTATTCATAAGGAATAATTTGACTGTTCTGATCAAGTGTTGTACCTTGCCACTCTCCTTTGAATGTGTAACCTACAACTTGCAATTCCCATGTTAGGGATGAATCTGTTACAGAAGGTTCAACACCAATATTACTTTGTAGTGCCACATAAGTGTAACCACCATACAGTACCACATCACCTTGTTGATAATATTGACTTAAAGTCCATAAATTTTCATATTCTAAACCAGGCATCCATAGTGAGAAGTTTGCTTCCACCATTCTTGTATCAGTTGCCCAGTGACCAGTTGTGACTTGCCACATACCTGGAGACCATCTAACCAATTCGCCTGGAGCATATCTTTCTCCGTATGCGTAATCTCCTCTGTATCTAATTCCTGTGAATACAGTTTCCCATTGTCCTGCATTTCCTTCCAATCCATCTATTTCGGAATTGGCTGTTCCTGCTAAAGAAACTGTTGATATTGCTCCTGTTTGTGCATCTACTGTATTGATAGTAATCAATAAATCATTTGACGCATTAGTTCCACCTAATGCACTGCCTAGTATTGTGAAAGTTTCAGTAGCAAGATATTGAGATCCACTATTAGTAATTTTGATATAGTATGTTTCTGCTATTTTGAAAATAAAAAATTGAAAACCACTTCCGTTAGCAGTTGTTGTGGAAGTTATAGTTGGATTTACAAATTTGTTTGAAGGAGCAGATCTGTGTCCTGTTGTACATCTGTAAAGTGTTCCACCATAATAAACAACATCATCTGGATAGTATATTGTGTTTGAAGTCCAATCTGCTCTAAAGTTATCTGATCTTGAATATTGATCCCAATAAGATGCATTGAATTGTAAACCATCATTGATACTTCCTGATGTGTGTGCTGTGTTACACTTCCAAATTGATCCACCGTAAATTACAGTTTGGTCAACATTGTAAAGTGTGTCTGGTTGCCATACACTTGCCCAGTCTTCTCCTCGAGCAAAGTACACCCATTTTAATTCATCACCCAATACTCCATTGTCTGGATCTGCATTTGAAATGTGTCCTTCGATACATTTGTAAATTAAACCACCAACTTTAACCAGTTCACCTACTTTGTAGAAAGTGGAAGGTTGCCATTCTCCGGTCCAACTTTGACCATCCATCATTTGTACCCATCTAGGTACTTGATTGTTTAAGTCGTTGTAAAAATTTGAATCTGATGTGTGTACTTCGATACAAACAAAAACTTTTGCACCATATCTTAGTACGTCATCTTTAACATAAAGAGTGTTGGTTGTCCAATCACCTCTCCATCTAAATCTTATCCTATCTATACGAAAATCTGCCATTGATTAATTCCTAATACTATTTATCGCTCCTTTAAACATCTACATAAGGCTCAACATATCCTGGATACGTGTGAGCTTCATTTACTTTTAACACTAATTCTCCTTCACTATTCACGTAGTAAAAAACATTTCTACCATCCCATTTGTATTGTTCATACACAAGGTTTGGATAAACTTTTCTGTGTTGTTGATCTCTTCCTTCAAAGAAATCTTCGCCTCTACTCCAATTATTGTAATTTTCGTCAACATTTCCAGGTCTATTCAATTGAACACCATCTTCTAATCTTAACAAATCTGATTTTACCATATACAGTTCGCCTTGTTCTGTTCTACGCAACCCATAGAAAAATCTATTGTTTGCCAGTGTTTCCTGTAATCTGTCTATGCCTACGCCAAATACTTGTGCCATCTATTAGCTCACTATGTTAATTGTGTTACCCATGGTTGAGTGATTTGTACATTGATAATATAAAGTGTTTGGAGCATCCATCGGAACTTCAAACACAATATTACCTGTTGATCCACCGTTGTTTGTTACGCCTGATGAATATGCCGCTCCACCATTTGATACTCTAATTTGGAATGGATGACCACCACCAGACAAGTTTTCAAATACGTAAGTATGTCCTCTAGTCAAATAAAGAACAGGATCAGTAGTTGCTGGTGTCGGAAATCCTGGACCAGTAAATGTATAATCTGATGTGCCATTAGCACCTAATCTCCAAGTGATGACTGGACCGTTTTTTGGTTCCCATCTTGTGCCATTGAAATATAAAACGTTTCCTTGAGATGGAGCAACACTGACAGCATTGCTGGTCGCACTTACAAAAATGTGAGCAGATGTGTCTGGTGATACACCAACATTCACTGTGATTGATGTTGCAGTTGTTGATGTAATTGCTACAGGTACGTTGTATGCTGGATCTGTTGTTCTTGGATAAGCATGAGTGGTTGCGTGATTATCTGTTGCACACGTGAACACTATACTTCCACCTTTTATGATTACTTTTTGACCAACTATTAACGAGTGTGTACCAATAGTCATTGTTAACACACCAGTTGCTCCTGTATAGTTTGCACCAGTTACGTTGAATGTTTGTAAACCTACAGTAACATCAGTCAGTTCATTTAGAATTGTTGCACCTGTTGTGGCAGTTGAAAATTCTATTCCTGTTCCTGCTGAATTAACTTTAACAAATCTATTTGCCGCACCTGTGTAAGCAGAAGGCGTATCAGTTAGACTTATTAATGTTGTAGATATAGTAGGCTTATTATTTAAATTGTTATAGTTTAAAAAATATGTGCTGTCCAAACCATCCAATGTGTCAGCATCTGTGCCGGCACCACCTGTGGTCGCATCAACACCAGGAACCCATTTGGTTCCATTCCATTTTAAAACTTGTCCTGCTGTTGGAGGTGTAGATGTTGTATCCACATCTGCTAATAAATCTATATTGAATGAATTTACAAATTCTAATCCATCTTCTGCAGATTTTATTTTAACAAATCCATTACCATAACCTGAATAAGAAGTAGGAGTATCTGTTAGTCCAACAAAAGTTGTAGCACCACCGCCACCGCCGCCTTGAGCAACAACGTTGCCAGGTTTCCATTTTTGTGCACCTGCATCATAGAGTAATGCTTGTCCATTTGAAGGAGTTGCTGTGGAAGTATCTACATCTGAAAATATATCAATAGAGCCTGATGCATCTGCTAGTTGAATCCATGATCCATTGTGAGCAAAATATGCCGAACCTGTGTCATGCACGTGGGCGAACATTCCATCATAAGTTGTGGCACTTGGTAAAGATGCTAAGGTATTGTAGTTAAATGTAATTTTGTTGGCACCGGTTGCTGTAATTATATTATTGTTGATAACTGTAAGTGCAGTACCGTTTCCAAGTGCAGTGTATAATTCACTGAAATTGGAATTTATTTTTCCACCAGCGTCCCTTAACGAATCTCCTTGACCGTCATTTGGAAGAATACCAGTGTTTATTAGTTGTCTTGTCATTCGTTTTTTCCTCCCACGTTATGCTCTATCGAATGTTATTTCATTACTATCTAAATAGTAACTATTTTTATCAAAAGTAAATGGAGTTTGTTCAGTAATAACAGTTTCATCTGTTTGAGGATACGATATTGTACCATCTCCAATTGCACTGTTTATTCTGACTACCAATTCACCTTCTT